ACCATTTGACTCAACCTTCATTTGCAATGCGATTGCTATGTGTGGAGCTGATGGTGATGTTAGTAAGTGGGGCATTAATGATCCTGTTTGGATATACGATAACGAACCACGCAATTCAGAAATTTTATCAAGAATTTCCCGTGCTATCGAAATGGGACAAAAAGTTGTCATCTGGCCTTCATCAATAAAGGAAAAGGATATTAATGATATGGTTTTGTCTGGACTCAATGTTCAGAACGTGATAGAATCTAATGTATATTCTGGATTAGAAGCAAAACTTAAATTTACTACCTGGAAAAAAGTATGAGTAATGGTACAAAAGTAATCAAGAGAAATGGATTAATTGAATCTCTTGATTTAGATAAGATGCATATAATGGTGGAAGAGGCATGTAAAAATCTTGCTGGTGTTTCTGCAAGTCAAGTTGAAATGAAGTCTGGCATTCAATTTTATAATGGAATTTCTACTGCAGAAATTCAAGAAATTTTGATTCGATCTGCTTCAGATTTAATTGACTTAGATCATCCAAATTACCAATATGTTGCTGCTCGTCTTTTGTTGTTTGCAGTTCGCAAACAACTTTACGGAAAGATGATGGAACTTCCTCATCTTGAAGAGCACATTTATACCTGCGTAAATGCAGAAGTATATGACTCCGATATTTTTAACAAATATTCCAAAGAAGAGATCGAGTTTGCGAACTCTTTTATTCGTCACGATAGAGATTACTTGTTCACTTATGCTGGACTTCGACAGGTTGTTGATAAGTATCTTGTACAAGATCGTAGCACTGGTGGAGTATATGAAACTCCTCAGTTCATGTATATGATGATTGCATTGACGGTATTTGCCGAGTATCCAAAAGAAACTAGAATGTCATACGTTAAGAGGTATTATGACGCAATTTCAAGACACAAAATCAACATCCCAACACCAATCATGGCAGGAGTGCGAACTCCGCTTAGACAATTTGCTAGCTGTGTCCTTGTTGATGTTGATGACACCCTCGATAGTATCTTTAGCAGTGATATGGCTATTGGCAGATACGTGTCACAGAGGGCGGGAATCGGCATCAACGCTGGTAGAATCCGTGGCATCAACAGTAAAATCAGAGGGGGAGAAGTTTCGCACACGGGCGTTATACCATTTCTCAAAAAGTTTGAAGCAACTGTCAGATGTTGTACGCAAAATGGCATACGAGGTGGATCCGCGACAGTACACTTCCCAATCTGGCACCAAGAAATAGAGGATATCTTAGTTCTTAAAAACAACAAAGGTACGGAGGACAATCGTGTTCGTAAACTTGATTACAGCATCCAAATCAGTAAACTCTTCTATGAAAGGTTTATTCAAGATGGTGAGATTACGCTTTTCTCCCCGCATGATGTACCTGGACTTTATGATTCTTTCGGGACAGACAAGTTTGACGATCTATACGTTCAATATGAAAACGATTCGTCCATTCCGTCGAAAACTGTTAAAGCACAAGAACTCATCCTTAGCCTTCTTAAAGAAAGGGCTGAGACGGGTCGTATTTATATCATGAATATTGATCATTGCAACTCACATTCATCTTTTAAAGATAAAGTTGAGATGAGTAATCTTTGTGTTTCTGGAAACACTTTGATTTGGATCAAACATAATCTTGATGATTATTCGGACAATACTATTACTGGTGACTGTAATGATAAAATAACTCAAGTTAAAATTAAAGAATTGGGTGAATTTGTAAATAACTTGTTTGTCAAAAATCTTGAAGTTCTTTCATATGATATTGAAACTGGAGAGCAGAAATGGGCACCAATAACAGCATATTCTCAAACATCACCAAAAGCAAAAGTAATGAAAATTACCGATGAAGAAAGTGGTAAGAGTATCGTAGTTACACCAGAGCATCAAGTATTCACTAAAAATCGTGAATATGTAATGGCAAAGGACTTAACTGAAAATGATGAATTGGTAATTGATGGAATAATCCAAAAGAAAAAAGTTTTAAAGATTGAATATCTTGAAGAAGAAATCCCAGTCTATGATATTACTGTAGAAGGAACTCATAATTTCTTCGCAAATGATATTCTTGTCCATAATTGTCAAGAAATTACTTTGCCAACCTATCCGATTCAGCATATTGATGGTGAGGGTGAAATTGCACTTTGCATTCTTTCTGCAATTAATGTGGGTAAAGTAAAATCCGATGAAGAACTTGAAGATCTCTGCGATCTTTCTGTCCGTGGTTTGGATGAGTTGATTGACTATCAAAAATACCCCGTAGTGGCAGCTGAGATCGCCACCAAGGCACGTCGTTCTCTTGGTGTGGGATTTATTGGGTTAGCACACTATTTGGCAAAGCTTGGGTTTAATTATAACACGCAAGGAGCATGGGATGCAGTTCATGGTTTGTCTGAATCGTTTCAATATTATCTTTTAAAATCTTCGAATCAACTTGCAAAAGAAAAGGGGTATTGTGAATACTTCGGGCGCACCAAATATGCTGATGGTATTCTCCCAATTGATACATATAAAAAAGATGTAGACGAAATTTCTTCTATTCCTTACCAGCATGATTGGGAAACACTTAGAGCATCTATCTTGGAACACGGTCTCAGGCACTCAACACTGTCCGCACAGATGCCATCGGAGAGCAGCTCCGTTGTGTCAAACGCAACCAATGGAATTGAACCACCTAGAGACTACTTGTCCGTTAAGAAATCAAAAAAGGGACCACTCAAGCAAATTGTTCCTCAATATCAAACTCTTAAAAACAATTATACTCTTCTGTGGGATATGCCTAGCAATCGTGGGTATATCAGTGTTGTTGCTGTTATGCAAAAATTCTTCGATCAAGCGATTAGTGGAAACTGGTCCTATAACCCAGAGAATTATCCGAATAATGAAGTTCCTACTTCAGTAATGGCACAAGATCTTTTGACTACATATAAGTACGGGTGGAAAACTTCCTATTATCAAAATACCTACGATATTAAAACCGATGAGGTGGTGGAAGAGAGACCCAAACTTCAAGATTTGCTAAGTGAGTTAAGTTCAGTAGAGGAGGGAGAGTGTGAATCCTGTGCAGTTTAAAATTTCTTCTACGGAAGATCAAACACAAGTCAAGGGGATGACGGTTTTTAATACTGAAAAAGTTGATACTAAAAAACAACCGATGTTTTTTGGAAAACCCCTTGGGATACAACGATATGATTCATACAAATATCCAGTCTTCGATAAACTGACTACACAGCAATTAGGATACTTCTGGAGACCCGAAGAGGTGTCTCTTCAGAAGGATCGTGGTGACTATCAAACTTTGCGTCCAGAACAGAAACACATTTATACATCAAATTTGAAGTATCAAATTATGCTTGATTCTGTTCAGGGTCGTGGACCTGGAATGGCTTTCATTCCATATTGCTCACTACCTGAGTTGGAAGCATGTATGGAAGTATGGGGATTTATGGAGATGATCCATAGTCGTTCATACACATACATTATCAAAAATATCTATTCTGATCCAAGTGAAGTGTTTGATACGATCATTACCGATGAACGTATTCTGGAACGTGCTAAAAGCGTTACAGAATCATATGATGACTTTATTCGGGCATCGCAGGATTATGGTTCATCCAACACTTGGATGCACAATCTTGAAAAAGTCACATACGCACAACAGAGTCTCAATGATGTTAAACGAAAATTATACAGAGCAGTCGCAAACGTTAACATTCTTGAAGGTATTCGGTTCTACGTTAGTTTTGCTTGTAGTTTCGCCTTTGGCGAACTTAAGCTTATGGAAGGATCCGCTAAGATCATCTCTCTTATCGCAAGAGACGAAAACCAACATCTAGCCATTACTCAGAATATTCTGAACAAATGGCGTGATGGTGATGATCCAGAAATGAAGCAAATTATGAAAGAAGAGGAAGAGTGGACATATAAGATGTTTAATCGTGCTGTAAATGAAGAAAAGCGATGGGCAGATTATCTGTTCAAAGACGGTAGCATGATTGGTCTAAACGATAAACTTCTTCAACAATACGTTGAGTGGATTGCTAATAGAAGGTTAAAGGCGATTGGATTAAAACCACAATACGATATCTCGGCAAACAACAATCCACTTCCTTGGACTCAGCACTGGATTTCCTCCAAAGGACTCCAGGTGGCTCCCCAGGAAACAGAAGTAGAAAGTTATGTAGTTGGTGGAATTAAACAAGATGTGAAAAAGGACACATTTAGTGGTTTTAAATTGTAATAATACAATTAAAACTTATAGATAGAGGAGGTAACCCCCTCCTCTTTTTTTATGATTCACATTACAGATATTTTCTCATTAAAGGCAAAAGTAGAAAAACTTAAATTTAAATTGGATGAAGAATTGATATCAAACCACGAGAAGTGGATTGTTCATAAATATCTGAATCATGTTTTAGATTATATTGATGAGTTGCGATTACGATAATCCGTGGTATTATAATGGAAAACCTTTTGAATCTAAAGATATTGAAGACTATTTTGGATTTGTTTATTTGATAGAAAATAAATTAAATGGTCGGAAATACATAGGTAGAAAATATCTGTGGCAATTTAGAACTCCGAAAGGTAAAAGTCGTAAAGTTAAATCAGAATCAGATTGGAAAAAATACTATGGGTCTTGTCCAGAACTTAAAGAAGACGTTGACAAATTTGGCAGAGAGAATTTTAGTCGAATTATCTTATCATTACATAAAACAAAGGGCAAAACAAACTA